GCCTCTGTCAAAACCTCTGGGCGCAAATCCCACGCCCACATATGTGAAAAATCTGGCTCTATTAGGCGCAGCATTTGCTCCACGGAATCGGCAGATTTAAGGATGTTTTCGCGTATCGCGCACTTGGCTGTGATGTGGTTGAGGGCAGCTTGCAGTCCCTCATTGGTAAGCCTGTCGCTGTTGTCAGCGTGCATCACGCGATAATCTTTGGCGTTGGCATAAACAATGGTCTGCATCAAGCCGGTGCCAGCCCAGTATCCTGCAACCTGGCAAGTATGTGACCAGTCGGGCTGTGTGGGCAGGCTGGCAGCACGCTTGCCAGACTTTGTGTTTGCAGCCGCGCTTGACCATTTGGTTTTGAGTTCAATGCGCCGCGAGAAATCTGGAAAGCCACTGTAGGGCAATTCCAAGCCAGACAAGTTGGTGAAGATTTCAGATTCACCGTCAATGCGGTTCAGCCCGTAATGGGCGTGTGCCTCTTTAACGCCTTCAATGGCGTTTATCAGCACATCCGCAAACTCTGCGCGGTTGACCGCCAGCTTGCGCTCATCCTTACCATCATCCCAAGACCGCGGCTGGTATTCATCTAAGCGGCTCATACCTTGCCGAATGACAGCCTCAATGGTGTGGCCATCGATCAGATGTAGGTTGGCGCAGTCTTGCACCACGCGCCCTGACAGCATGTTGGCGTTGTCGTCAGAATAAAGGTTGATTGTAGCTTTCGCGGCGCTTTGGTCGCCTACCTTATCGCCTTTACGGACAGCCCAAGCATGGTTGACCTTGGGCCGAACCACGCACTTTTCAAACAAAGTGCGGCAGATTGGCCTTCCTTCTGTGTTGCTATGGTGAAAATAGTGCTTGTCAGCAGCCCATTTGATGGACGGTGGTAGCGACATAAAAAAACCTCAACAGAAATAGCTTTCTGCTAAGGTTTATTGGCGATGACTTCTAATGTCAATCGTGTTGTGTTAAAAAATATACATCAAAGCAATGGCAAGCCTTTACGTTTGCGTCTTTCGTTCATGTATTCATACATCAGAGTAGTGCGCTCCAGTGCATATGGGTTTGTGCTAGACTTCACAATTGATGCGCCTTCCAAGTCAGGGCGCATAATATATTTCAGGATTGGTGCCGCCCACTCAAGTTCCAAGTCTTTCATTACGTCTGGCTCTGCCGAGTGATTCATTACTAATGAATATTTATTGCTACCAGGTTGTGGATAAAGAATGCCGCGGTGCATTTCTTCATCTACGGTTCTAATCAAACAAAGGTTCATCAATGCGTCTTTAGAAACGCGGTGTTCAAGCGCAGGGTTAGCGTCCCAGACTTCAAAAGCGCCATCGAGCATTTTGTATGGGCCTTGGTAATCGTCTGCAAATTCAAATTTGCAAGCGCTCAAATTGACATCATGTGTGCCGTGTAAATAAAGGCATTCTGCTGTGTCTGGTGTCAAAGCATGTGTGTATTTAATCCATCCATCATTTGTTTCTGCTGACGCAATTCCAACGATTGGCATGGGCTGGCTTTTAAAAATAATATCAAAAGTTGTGCAGCCCAGTATCTCTGCATAATCTTTTATGTCTTGCATCGACATATCGATTTTGTCGTGGGAGTGCCTGGACACAGTTTCAGGGCGCACACCTTTTTTGATTGCAATCGTTTTATTGCTCTCTTGGGGGTTGTCCCGCAGATATTGTGCAATCATTGCGCGTAAGTTGTTCTCAATCATGTTCATGAGCATACCACCCTTTGACATTTAAAGTCAGATATATTTCATGTAATCATATTTACATCTAAAGTCAAATGCGTTTATATGTGACGCATGACACTTGATGAATATCGCAATGAAAAAGGCTGGTCCTACACCAAGCTGGCACAAAAGACGGGCTGCGCTCATGCAGCAGTGGCGCGTCGTTGGTGCCTGCCGCAGGATCATCCCAATTACTCTGTGCCTGCCACACGCTTCATGCGGGTCATTACCGACATGACTGATGGTGAGGTGCAGCCCAACTCATTCTATGCCCTAGCCAATGACAGAAGATGAACTACAGACATATGTAGTTCACTGGCTGCAAGTAGCCCTGCCGCTGGGCAGTGTGTTCCATCACTCGCCCAACGAGGGCAAGCGCCACGTTGCATACAAAATGCGCTTGAAAAAGCTAGGCATGGCGGCTGGCTGGCCTGATCTGGAAATCTTTGTGCCTGAAACTGGTTGGCGTGATCCGGCTGACCAAGGGCCGATCATGATTGAGTTAAAGCGCCCCAAGGGCGGCAGCCTGTCAGCTAATCAAAAAGATGTGCAAGAGCGCCTCAAGTGCTGCGGCGTCTACTGCGTCACAGCCAAGCGGCTGGGGCATGTAGAGGCGTATTTGAAGCCGTTGCTGCATCTGCGAGGCACCAGCCAGGCGGACATCATCAGGCAGATGTGTGAGGCAGAAGGTGGATAGGGATCAGTTCGATCAACCGCGCACGGTACGGATCATGCGTCATCAAGGCGTGTGGGAAGAATTGCCGGAATGCCAGCAGTGCATGGGCCAGGGTGCGTGCTTGATTGAGGAAGCGGTCCCTGATTACCGATCAGGCAGCGGTTACTTGATAGAACGGCTTGGTGAATGCCCAGAGTGTCACGGCAACGGTTATGCAGAATGGCCAGAAGATGACGACGATGACTAGGGATGAGGCGCTGGCAGATGCTGACCGTGAGATTATCCGGTTAGAGGCTGAAGGGCGCGGTCTTTTTTATATTGCAGAATTGTATGGCGTGCCGACACAAAAGCACAACAGCCGCTGGGCATATCTTGCCGGCGATCTTAGTCACGGCACGCTGACACTTGGTTACTTGCGTAACGCGCTGGCAGACATAGCCCAGGACATAGCACATGGCGAAGAAGAAGCGGCCAAACGAGCCGACAGCATCACCGCTGGCGACCAGCGAGTGTGCGATCTGCGGGACAGAACACCGGATCGTGGACGGGACATGGGTGATCCTAGCCAGCGGTCATTTCATCTGCGCGACAGAGGCGTGCATGAGGGCGGTGAGGGGCAAGCAGCATGATTGAGCAAGGTGATGGCACGTTTGCGAGGCGTGAGGCGCTCGGCCAGTGCGTGCGGTGCGCTGTAGCGATCAGCGAATCGGAGTGCAAAATCTGTGGTTTGAAAATCGGCGCAAAGCCGTCCGCGACAGCTAGCTACGTTACTAAACTAAGCCATGGCGCTATGCCAGAAGGCTATCGAATACATGAATTAAAAGTTGAAAACAAAAAAGGCCATGCTTTTGAAGCATAGCCCTGCGCTAAGAGATGATTTTAACAATGGCCGAAAATCCGTCAAGCACAAAATCGCAAGCTGAACAGATACAACGACTTATAAGCCAATCAGTAAAACACACAAATTTCAATTACAGGTGTGTCGCCGGCAAATTCAAGGCAGACAAGTGGGCTGCAAGACAGGACAAGGTTTGGCGTCGATGCAGGCAAGACTGGTCTGTAGAGGCGTTCAAAGAAGCACGACAGCGCTACTGGAAATGGAACCAGTTTCAGCAGCGGCAGTTCATTGAACAGATGGAGAAGGCGTTTGAACGACGTTAACGGACTACATGACCTGTTCCTAACAGCAGCCGAAACGGATAGGCGTATGCCGCCAGCTATGAGAAAGCAGAAGCTGTCATCATGGCCAGACTATCCACTGGACTGGCATGGTTATGGCTGGACACAGCAAGGCGAGACAATCCTGAAGCCTACAAGCAAGCAGATCACAGACTATGACCGGGCCATGCAGCTAACGATTCTGATGACGGAGGATGACCGCAAGCTGGTCTGGGCTGTGGCACACAGTGCTGCGTTCAAGGCCAGAGGTGCGCCCTGGACGCGGTTGGCCAGGATGTTGCAGCTAGGGACTGATGGCAGGGTGGTCAAACGCAAATATATGGATGCGTTAGTGCGCTTGCACTACAAGGCCAGAGTGCATCGATATGATGTCTGATGCAGCCCAAATGATTTTTTATGACAAGGGTGTTGCCAATGGCACGAAATCTGGTATCGTTTCGATATGCTGGCGCAAAATATGGTTGCAATGTGCAACCTGACGCAACCAGCGCAACCAATCAGGACATGAAATGCGGAAGTATCAGCCAGCCCAGGTGGACTGGGCTGAGATAGAGCAACGCATCAAGGCTGGTGAGAGTTTCAACGCTGTGTCTAAGGATTACAGCGTGTCCAGGCAGGCCATACAGAAGCGGTGCAGCAAGGAAGGCTGGGTAGAGCATACGCCAGTGACAACCGCTGTGCGCCGCCAGTTGCGTAAGCGCAACCAGTTGCAACCAGATGTGCAACCAAGTGAGGTTGCATTGCAACCGGTGGCAACTATGCAACCGCAAACTGTGGCAGAGCCAAGCGCTGCCGTAATGGCAAGAGATGACAAGCAGGGCGCAGCACTAGAGCTACTGCGGGATGGCGTGCCGCGTAAGCACGCAGCGCA